CGGGCACTGGCGTATGGGCCTCACGTGGGAGCAGTTCTGCCCCGACACGTCAGGCACCTACGATCCGTGTGTGACCGTAACGGACGACGGCGGGGAAGCCGTACTCGCAGATCCACCGGACCCGAAGGCCGCGACCTGGGAGCAGCTGACGCGAGGAGCTACGCCGTTCACGGCGTACTCGCGTGCGGACTGCGCTCCGGTCGGGGAGTGGACGCAGCTCGGGGAACGTAACCGGCTATCGCTCATCCGGTCTGAGTCGCGATTCGTTGAGGACACGTTCTGGACTGGCGTCGCCGAAGCTGGCGGGCAGACCACCGTGTTCCCGCACCTCGCGGCGGACGCCGAAGTAACCGATGCCGAAGATCTGATTCAGCCCGCAGCCACCGTGGTCACTGCGATCCCGCAGACGATCGAGGTCGGTATTGGGATGCTGGAACAGGCCATGCGGGAGTGCTACGCGGGAGTGGCGACACTTCACGTACCGATCCGACTGGCGTCGCTCATGGCTGAGGCGTACCTGCTCGCACCGCGTGCGGGCATCATGTACACCTCAACGGTGGGGTCCAAGGTCGTGCTCGGCGAGTACCCGGGGACGAGCCCTGCAGGTGTCTCGACGCCGGGGGTTACTTGGGTCTACGCCACGGGTGAAGTGTTCTTCATGCGTGAGGCCGCGCCACATTCGTTCCGTCCGGTCGAATCGCTTGACCGTGACGTGAACACGCTCGCGATGATCGCCGAGCGAACCTATGTCATCGGTTGGGATTGCTGCTTGCTGGCGATTCCGATCCTGAACGGAGAGGATACGTCACCGTGAGTATTTGTGCAAATCCGATCCGTGGCGAAGTCGCGCGGTTCACGTTGCTGAACAACTGCGGCGTTCCCGTGACGGGCGATGGCTCGGCACAGGTCACCACGGATTCATGGACCGAGATCACTGCCACGCCGAACTATGAGGACGGCACGCGACTCCTGCAGCTCAAAGCGAACGGTCAGCCGTGCGTCAACGAGCAGGGGCCTTCGTTCCTGAACTGGGTGGATGAGGTCACGAACCTGTGCACCCTGGACGTTGACCTGATCGCGCTCGTATTCGGTGAGGACCCGATCGTCGACGGCTCGGACTTCTCAGGTGTCACCTTCGGTGACGGCCTGCTGAATGCCCGGTTCTCGAAGGAAATCTGGCAGCCTGTCGCAGGTGAGGATGCTTGCGACGAAGAGGGCAATCAGCGGTGGATCTACTGGGCGTTCCCGCACGAGTTCAACGCTCGTGTACAGGAACTCAGCTTCACGAACGACGTGTTCACCTTCGGCTTCGCCAGCATGACCAAACCGGCGTCGCCGCTGTGGGACATTGGGGACCCGTGGCTTGCTGACTCCCCCGTGACCACGTGGGACCCGGGCAAGCACTTCGCCTTCAACATCACAACTGTTCAGCCTCCCGTGGCCGCTTGTGGTGCTGTGGAGATCGGCAGCTGATATCCTGATGTGGCGTATGTAGCCCATCGCAGAGGGGACACGAACCAGTCACCGGGTTGTGTCCCCTCATTCATGACAGGAGGATATATGACCGACGACCTGAGAATCCCGAAGCGCCTGCACTTCATCTGGCTGGGCTCGCCCATGCCTTCGCACCTGGCGGCCAACCTGCGCGAGTGGGAGCGGCTGAACCCCGGTTGGGACGCGGTGCTGTGGGACGAGCACTCGATTCCGCCGCTCGACAACATGGACCTGTTCAAGGCGGCCCGTGATCTCGTTCCGGCTGATGCCGTGTACCAGTTCCAGGCTGACCTGCTGCGGTACGAAGTGCTGGGCATGTGGGGCGGCTTCTACGCTGATGTCGACACCAGGCCGCTCAAGCCGATCGCTCCCGAGCTTGCGGGACATGACGTGTTCGCGGCGATGGAGGATCGCAACTGGGTCGGCAATACGTACATCGGTTCGGTGGCTGGTCACCCGCTCCTCGCGGAGATCGTGGCCAGCATCCCGGCGAATGTGCGTCGCAACCGCGGCAAGCGTCCGAACGTGTTGACCGGCCCGAAGTTCATTACGCCCATCTGGAAGCGGCACCGGGCGTACGCAGCACCGACTGAGCGGTTTTATCCGTATAGTTACTCGAACGTCCGAAACGGTACCGTACCGCAGACCTTCGGGCCTGAGGTAACGGCCATACATTCCTGGAATCATACTGACACAGTCATGCAGAACCGGAGGGCACAACGTGCTCGACTTTGACCAGCTCGCCGAACTCGACGGACTCATCTCTCGTGAGGTCGGCGAGTTCTTGTATGCGCACGCATCAAATATTCCCGCAAGCAGTAACGTAGTCGAGCTAGGGTCGTACCTAGGCAAATCCACATGCTACCTCGCTACGGGAGCCCAGAACGGCAACGGAGCGCAGGTGTTCGCTGTCGATGCGTGGTCAGAGGAGGTTTCGGCGTGGCGCAACCGCATCCTGGAACGTCTTCCGTCGCCGCTGTACTCCAGCTTCCTGCAACAGCTCGATAAGGCCGAAGTGCGCGAGCACGTGACCGTGATCCGTTCGTTGACGGCGCTGGCCGCTGACATCTACGCCGATGCCCTCGACTACAAGCCGGTCGGCCTGCTGTACATCGATGGTGACCACCACTTCGAGGCTGCAGTTGCCGACTACCGCGCGTGGCACCATCACCTGACCGAAGAGGCCGTGGTCATTTTCGACGACTACGACAGCGACACGAATCCGGGTGTTCTCGCCGCGGTTCGTGCTCTCGAAGAGTCCGGCGAGATCGTCAACGTGCAGAAAGTCGCTGGGCGTCTCGCGGTGGCCCGATCCGGCTCGAAGTTCGGTAAGCGAGTCCCAGGAGTGACGAAATGAAGCAGATCGAATATACCCCTGCGGGGTATTGGGACCGCCGCTACCGCGAGGGACGCACCTCGGGTGCGGGGTCGGAAGGCGAAGAGGGCCGCTACAAGGCGCAGTACGTTTCCGACTTCATTCGCGACCATGTCGTCACGAGCGTGATTGACCACGGCTGCGGAGATGGGCAGGTTCTCAAGCTCATCGACTTGCACGACGCTCGCTATACCGGTGTCGACGTGTCGCCCACTATCGTGTCTCGCATGCGCCGACAGTTTCCGGCATTGAAATTCCTACACGTAGACGACACGTCAAGCAACTGGTACCACGACCTCTCACTCAGCATGGATGTACTCTTCCATCTGCCGAGTGATGATGACTACCGCGAGTACATCAACAGGCTGTTTGGTACCGCTACGAAGTACGTGCTCATTTACTCGACAAACGAGCCTATCGGCCGCACTGCTCGCCATGTCTTTCGGCGTGAGTTCACTCGTGATATCGCGATGATGCTCGGCGATGCTTGGCAGCTCGTACACGCGGAGCCGCCGCTTCGCGAGGGGCTGGCTTCGTTCTTCGTCTATGAGAGAATCGCCTAATGGCTACACTCTCTGTCAAGGTGATGGCGCATCAGAAACGCGCCGAGTTCATCCCGCATCTGGTCGAACAGCTCGGGATCACGCGGCAAGACGTGATCTGGGATCGCAAGGGCAACAGGTGGGATACCGGCCGTCGCGCGTGGCAGGCTATCGACCAGTCGGCAGACTGGGGAATGGTGGTGCAAGACGATGCTCTTGTGGCACGGGACCTCATCGCCGGTCTGTCGAAGGCGCTCGACTTCCTGCCTGAACCCGGCATCGTCTCTCCCTACGTCGGCACCCGGCGTCCCGCTGCGAACCGCGTAGAGGCTGCGGTGCGTGAGGCCGCCGAACAGAACGTGTCGTGGATCAAGATGCCCTCACTCAACTGGGGCGTGGCGATCGTACTCCCTACCAGCATCATCAACGGCATGATCCGGTGGTGCGACCAGCAGCAGTATCCGCAGTACGATCGGCGTATCGGGCGATACGTGATCGACGTTGAGCGGCTCAACACCTGGTGCCCGTGGCCCTCACTGGTCGACCACCGGGACGGGGAAAGCCTGGTGGGACACGGTCAGGGACGCAAAGCGCATCGGTTCATCGGCGAGGAAGCTTCGGCACTCGACATCGACTGGTCTCACGGATTCGTGACCATGACCGGCGGTCGTCTCGTCTCCTCGCGGCGCTTCCCGGCGAAGCCCGCAGCAGGTTCGGTACCCGAGAACGCACCCGCTGACTACCGGCGATACCCCTTCGTGGCGTCGAAGAGGCAAGCCACAACGTTGCGTGTGCCACGGCGAGTCGACGGACGCTTGGTTGAACCGCCGAAGCGGCCAGCGGCGTCGTGACTCGCGGTACACTCTTCACATCGCCTCAGGACTGATACAGGGGAACGCGCATGGTAATCGGACTGTACAGCGAGCTGTACTGGTACCCGGATAGTTCGCTGGCTGCGAATGTGTCCGCTAGTGTGTTCCCTCGCAACTCGAACGTCCTGGCTCCGCTGTGGCAGGATGCGGCTGGGACGATTCCGCTTGCTAACCCTGCGACTACCACAGCGGGGGGTCTGCTCACTTTCTACGTGGAAGAGGGCGAGTACTGGATTTTCATCAACAACGAGTCACTGCTGGTCAGTGTCGGGACGCCGCCGATCGATACCGCTGAGATCGCGGCTGCCACCATCTCCACGGGTATTGTGGCCGGGGGTGACATCAGCGTCAACGGCTCCAATCCGGCTGCTATCGACATTGCGCCGCTGGTCGGGTACATCACCGATGTAATCACCGACCCGTTCAACCCCACGATCACACGTATTGACTATCCTGGTGGCACGGTCGCCATGGATGCCGGAAGCCTCGCGCGTACCGCCACGTCGTGGCTTATGGACGTGGATCAGAACATCATTCAGCAAGGTTCCGTATCGACTAACGCGGAACGGCGTACACACCTGCTACTCGGTGTTACCGCACAAGTGGGTGGCGTCATCATCGTCGACCAATCGCTACCGGTGATCTTGCAGCAGCCCGCTAACCAGTTCTCCGACCTCATTAACGCGCTCGGGCCGTTTTCCATCACTGGAAACCGCATCACGCCCAACGGCGTGAACCTTATGATCAATCAATCAGCGGGAACGCTGTGGGCGAACGCGTTCAATCACTTTTCGGGTCCGGTGCAGACCAATGACCCGCATGTGTCTACCACTACCGCGCAGACTCCCGCGTCATTCCGGTACACCACGCGGTCATCTGCGGTGTTCGGCCCGCTCACGCAGTTGATCGACGTTGCGAACTACGATGTCGGCGGCGTGGTCACACCGATCCCCGGGGGCGTCAACACCTCTACGATCCATCGCGTGTACATGTTCCCGAACAACACCGCCGCTGAGCAGCTACTGATTCAGTACGGGCAGACCACGTATTCCAGCCTGGCGAATGCTGTCGCTGCTATCGGCGGAGGAACGTTCACTCCTCACCCGCTTACTGCTGCTGCTGCACTTATCGGCTACATAACCGTCATCCGCACCGCAACCGACCTCTCTAACGCAGCGCAAGCCACGTTCGTGCATGCCGGTAAGTTCGCGACACCGTAGGAGGTTAGTATGCCCGTCATCAACCCGGCAGATCCCGATGCCGTTCCAAGCAACGCCTTCGGTCCGTGTCAGGCGTGGGACCTCTTGTGCGCCGACTTCCCGGAGGGGACGCCGCTCGATATACAGGAAACAGCGGCTATGATCGCTACCGAAGTGCTGTGGAACCGCACGAAACGGCAGTTCGGGCTGTGCTCGGTGACGCTACGCCCGTGCCGGAAAGACTGCCTACCAGCGTGGCCCTGGATTCCTACCAGTACGTGGTACAACCTCTCGGGTGCTGCATGGCCGTGGCCGCAACCCGCGCTTGTCGCAGGCAATTGGATCAACATCGCGTGCGGTTCGTGCTCGTCGGGCTGCTCGTGCTCGATCGTGCATGAGGTGAAGCTTCCCTACCCGGTCAACTCGATCGTGGAAGTGAGGGTTGACGGTGCTGTTCTCCTGCCTTCGGCGTACCGCGTGGACGACTTCAATCTGTTGGTACGTCTCGACGGGGAGGACTGGCCACGCTGCAACGATTTGAACCTCGACGACACCGAGGTAGGCACGTGGTCAGTGACCGCCAACTATGGTGTACCGGTGCCCTCGTTGGGACAGATGGCGGCGGGACAGCTCGCTGTCGAGATCGCCAAGCGTTGCATGGGCGCGAACGGTTGCGTCCTCCCCGCGGGTACCGTGCAGCAGGTACAACGCCAGGGCGTGACGAAGGTGTTCTTCGACTCTGACAAAGCGTTCCAGGGCGGCATGATAGGTATGTACTATGCCGACTTGTTCGTGAAAACCTACAACCCGATGAACACGGGCCTGGCGTCGATCTTCGACATTGACGGGCCCAAGCCGCGACGGGTAGGTACCGCCTGATGGCCTTCACCAACGCGCAGCCGTTCGCCGGGTTCAACATCGCCGAGCGTCTACGGGAGTGCATCGAACCATTTCTTGCGGGCACTGAGACGGGAATGCCTGCTCGCTCGTGCTCCCACGCCGCGAGCCCCGAGGGGATCGCGTGGGACGACTGCGAGTGCGGGCAGCTCATCGTGGCGATGACCGGGGCGCACCCCACGGTTGCTTTCCCGAACCCCTGGACAGGGGACGAGAACCAAGGCGTCGGCAAGTGCGGGCCCCCGCTGTTCGTGTTCAACTACACGGTGTCGATGCTCCGGTGTGCTCCGGTCATGGGCGAGAACGGCGAGCCACCTCCGTGCGATGCCATCACGGCAGCGGCGCGGATCTCGATTGAAGACGCATGGGCAGTCCGTGCGGGCATCATGTGCTGCCTCTGCGCTGGAGTCACGCGGGACCCCGACACCGGCGACAAGCCGTTTGAGCGGTACTGGGTGGGCCCGCAGCTGATGACTACACCTGCTGGCGGCTGCCAGGGCTCGACGATCTCTCTGTCGATCGGCGTCAAGAACGGTGGCTACCCCTGCGACGTGATCAGTTAGGGGAGACCATGGCGCGCGTCAACGTCACACAGTCGTACAACGCCGGGAACGCGAAGGTGCTATTCAACTCGCCAAACTCTGGTGTGCACAAGAACCTGCGCGCTCGCGCACTCGCCACGCAGACGGCGGCCAAGCAGCGACTCCGCGCCGATCCCAGGCGCATCGACACCGGCAACCTGATCAACTCTATCGAGATCGCGGAATTGCCTCGCGGCGGTGTTATCGTTATGCGGATCGGCACGAACGTTGAGTATTCGATCTTCGTGCACAACGGTACGCGATACATGGAAGCGAACCCGTTCCTACGGGACGGGTTGCGCAATGCCATGCGGCAATTCTAAGGATGGGCTATGACCAGTCAGAAGAGCTTCACCACGGTGAAAGAGGCTATCGAGTTCGACATCGACGAGGAGTTGTTCCGGCTGTTGCCGGGCATCGCCGCTGGTCAGATGTTCGAGATCTCGAAGATTCAGGGCCGGATCGCCGCAGCCACCACGGACCCGGACACCTCTGCCGGTGATGTGCTCATGAAAGAGCTGTCGAAAGTCTTCGAGCCCGAGTCGTTCCAGCGGTTCGAGCAGCGGTACAAAGGCGAGTACAACCCGATCCCGCTGTCGACGTTCTCTGAGGTCCTGGAGTGGATCTTCGGCGAAGCGCTGGGAAAAGGCCTTACCCCGAAGTAGCGTACCTGTGCGAGCTGGTCATGCACTCGAAAGTGTGGCCTATCTTCGACGGCTGGTGCGCCGCTCGGAACGTCGACCACGATGAACTCGCATGGGATCGCTGGCTCAACCTGGTGTACTACTTCGCCACCCGCAACATGACAGCAGAGGACCGGACGAAATTGGACGATGAGATGGCGCAACGCGTCGCCGCGTGGAGTCTCGTGAAGGCGAAGCCGATCATTGCCGCAGCGCGAGCGAATCCCGAGCCGAAGAACGGACGCCCGCAACGGCGTATGCCTCCGCGTCCTGCCAGTTGGGGCAGCGACACCGCGAATACGTTCAATTCGAAGTCGGCTATCAAGACGTTGACCGCGGGGGGCGTGAGCGGCAAGAAACGGCGCTAGCAGCCGTTAGACTGTAGTCGACAATGCACCCCGAAGTGTGAAGGGACGGCGATGGCTGGGCCTCTTGACCGGGCGTTCGTTGAGATCGTCCCTGACTTCGACAAGTTCCCTAGAGAGCTGCGCAAGGGCGTCAATACTGCCGGTCGCATCATCGAAAAGGATCTTACTGCCAGCGTCAAGCGCGCTGAGAAAAGCATGGCGACAGCGGGTGCGCAGGTCGGTGAAGCGGTCGGCAAGACGATCAGTGACACCGCTGGAGACGCTCTAGCTGAGGGGTTCCGTCGTAATGCCGCAGGTCGATTCGTCGATGCTCGCGGAAAATTCGTCAGTGAAGCCGTAGCGACAGGCAAGGTCACTGGCGATGCGCTCGCCAAAAGTACCAGCGATGCAATCGGCAGGGCTCTCCCCAAAGCCATCGACCCTAAAGCCGCCGAAGCTGCCGGAAAGAAGCTCGGCGATGCGTTGGCGAAGGGGACCGGCGAGGGGTTGGAGAACGGCTTCAAGCGGGATGTCAACGGCAAGCTTCGCGACCAGTTTGGGCGCTTCGTCGATGACGGGGGTTCCGGTGGTCGCAGGACGGGACTGGCTTTCGGCGACGGGTTCGGTTCGGGACTTAGTGCCACGCTGTCTTCCATCGCTGGTATCAAGCTCCCCGTGCCCGGTTTCCTCTTGCTCGGTAGTGCACTGGCAGCCGCAGCCGCTAGTGCGGTGCAGCTTACGGCCGCACTCGCACCTGCTGTGGGGATCATCGCCGCGTTGCCCTCTGGCATCGGGGTGCTATCGGCGGGAATGTCGACACTCAGTGTCGCCACGCTGGGCGTAGGCGACGCTTTCGAGGCGGCCTTCGGCGACGCCGAGGAGTTCGAAGAGGCTATGGAGGGCATGGCCCCGGCTGTCCAGGAAGCCGCTCAGGCGCTCCGGGACATGGCACCTCGGTTGGACGAGCTGCGCGACAAGGTGCAAGACGCGTTCTTCGAGGACTTCGATACCGTCCTGAACTCACTGGCCGATACCCTCATAGGGCCCGTGACCGCCGGGATGACCTCGGTTGCCTCGCAGGTCAATGACCTGATCGTAGGCTTGACCGGCGTAGCTACCTCCTCAGAAGGTATCGACTTCGTAACACAGAGTTTCAGCATCCTGTCGACAATCCTTGAGCGCCTGCAAGACCCGTTGATCGTCCTGTTCGGCTCGATACTCAACGTGGGGACCGCGCTCAATGAGGCGTTCGGCGAGGGTGCCGGGGCCGGTCTCGCGGACATGGTCATGCAGCTCGGTCAGTTCTTGGACCAAGCGGCGGCTTCGGGTGCCGCGGTGGCGTGGGTGCGCGACGCCCTCGCGGTGTTCCAGGCGATCGGGGACATTCTGTCGCCACTCATCGGCATCTTCGCCTCCATCGGAGCGGCGGCAAGCGCCACAGGCGGCAACATCCTCGGCGTGTTCGGGCAGGTACTCCAGACGTTCGATGACTTCCTTGCCTCGGCGCAGGGGCAAGACATCCTGGTAACGATCTTCGAGGCGCTGAACACTGTGGGCGCTGCCTTTGCTACAGTGCTAGGCAATATCGGTCCTGCACTCGTTCCCGTGATCCAAGGCATCTCGCAGGTGCTCGGCGTGGTCGCTCCACTGCTCGGTCCCCTGTCGCAGCTCGTCGGTTCGGTGCTGAGTGCACTTGCTCCAATACTTGGTGTAGTTGCCGCAGCTATCCAGCCGATCATCGGACCTTTGACTGAAGTACTTGATCTGCTCGGCCCTATCCTCGTAGATGTCATCACGGCTGTGATGCCGCTCATCGAGGGGCTTGCCG